GAAATATCTACTTATTGGATGCAAATTATCTCTCTATTGTATTGAATGATATTGATGGTGAACTTCTCTATCAAAGAGGAAGTACACAATACCTATCCCCATATCTTGCAAGGGCAGAGAACATCAGATTGTACTCATAAAAAAGTAATAGGCACAAAAAAATCCTGGGAAATTTTTTCCCAGGATTTTGGATTTTAAAGGTGAATTTGAATCACATGTCAGCAAGTTTGCTGAAGTAACTCAGAGCATCATCCTCATCCTCATCATTAGAAGATGCTTGGGGAGTTGATTGAGATGCCTTGTAGCTTTGCTCAAGTTTCTCCATCACTTGCTCTTCACTCACACGCTGAGTTTCAACTGCAGCATAGTTATCATACTCAGTCTCTTCATCCACAGTAGAAATACGAGTGGACTTCTTACCAAGCACATAGTCAAGACGCTTCTTCAGGTCATCATAGGACTTGAATTGGTCAGCAGCAGTCAGAGCAGCAAGAGAATACTGCTTCTTCCAGAGTGCTTCCAGTGCATCATCATCTTCCAGTAGAGCACTGGGACGATCAAACTCAGACTTATCATAGTTCCAGTAACCATCCTTCTTCTGAAGTTTCAGTTTGAAGTTAGCACCACCCCAGAAGTCAAAGGGGTTGATGGGAGTTTCATCTTCAAACTCAGGTTGCATGACATCCATGATCTTGTCGAAGATCTTCTTACCAAACTTGTAAAGGAACACCCCACCCTCATTCTGAGGATTGGCAGGATCTTTCACAACATAGATGTTTGCATAGAAGGAGAGTTTGCGCTTTTGCTTACGCACAGTGTCTTTATCTGCATCATTACCACTGTTCCACAGTTCACGATTCAGTTCACTAACAGGATCCTTTTGGTTGAGAGTAGTGAGAGAATTCTCAATGTACCAACCACCAGGACCTTGGAATGCATGGGAGAACAGTTTGACCCAAGGCAGATCTTCTCCTTCAGGAGCAGGCAGGAAGCGAATTACAGCATACCCATTACCAGACTTATCCATTTCTGGTTTCCACAGGCGGTCATCAGCACCACCACTACCAGTATTATTCATCTTTTCAACTTCCTTCACCAGTTTGCTGGTGAGAGAACCCAGAGAAGATTGCTTTTTGAGATCTTTGAAAGACATTTGGTATACTCCGTATTTGTTGTATTTGGTCTGTTCCCTTGGCTTTGTCTGGGGATCGGGTAGCCCCTTGAACCATGAACTATAGGACTTTTTCAGTGGATTGTCAAGGAAACTCATCAAGAATCATGGATGTTTTTCTTCATTGACTCCAGCACTTTAGTCATGTTGGAGAAGATGTAGTTCAGATCTACATCCTCAGGAAATCCCAGAGATCTTGCAGAGTCAAGGATCTTTTCCTTCATTGCTTTTGCATCTGGATCATCAGACAAACTCATTCTGGTGTAAAGAATTTTCTGCTTCTCCAACAGTTGAGCCATGACTTCCACATGCTCAACCTTTTGTTCCTTTGTCATGGTAGGAAACTTCCAGACACTATCATATACTTCCTCTTGAAGTCTGGTTATTTCCTCCATCTCTTGTCTGACTAATTCAGACCCAAAAAAATCACTCATGTTTCTCCGCAAATTATACCCTTCAGGGTTTTTCTGTATTGGAATATATCTATATGTAGGAAAGCATCATACTTTTTCATCCTCATTGATATAAATTTCCAGACAGGATCATCCAGTTTCTTATCAAACTTATTCTTGAATCCAAGAATTCTATCAAGGATCAATAGTGTTTCCAAAGAGATATTCTTTTGAAGATGTTCTTTGATGATTGGTGGATGCTTTGTTCCTACAATCTCAAACATTGCATCAAAGTTCTTTCCATCAAAGACAGACTCAACTTCTCCCTTGAAAAAGTAAGATAAAGACTGCACCTTTCTTTTCCAAGAGGTGTAATTGTCTTCACCATTTTTCATGATTTCCCCAATCCAAAGAGTTTGAGGATCATCACAGTTCACAAAATTGGAGACGAAGAAATCAATAGTCTCTTCATCATTCTTTTGTCTGCTCAACTTTTCAAAGAAGAATCTGTCCTTCCTTTTATAGAAGGATTGAAGAGATGCTCTGGACTTACCACAGTATTTGTGGTAGTCATAACTGTCTCTTGTAAAGTGATTCTTCAATCCAAGGTAAGACTTATAAACTTCAAATGGACTCACTTTTGGCACCACGAGTGTTCCTCCAAGCATCATAATTATTGTCACTCCAATCACCCCAATAGAGATTATCGAGGTTCCAATTCATTTTATCATCATCCTTATGCAAAACAAGAGGTTTGTTATTAGGATTAGGAATAAAAGATTGTGCAAGGAGTTGATGTATTTTTCCTTTTTTTCTTTTTCCCTTGTTTCTCAACATGTAGAAAGGATAAGCATCTTCAATCACAGACATCCACCCTCCACTAGAACCCTGTCTTGGTTTAGAGTAGAGAGAACCATCCTCATAGAGAATATAATTGGGGAAGTCTGGTATGGATGCTTGTCTCATAAAGGAAGTTTAGCATGAGATGTTCTTTTGAGAAAATTCAAATCCATTGCTTCACATTTGATTTTCTCTTTCAATGGTTTAGAGATCAGTTTGGGAACTGTCTCAATATCAATGTTGTTTTTCTCACAGAAGAATACAATGGCATCAATATACTTCATGTCATTGTTATCCTTCACAAGAGTTTCAATCTCTTCTGAAAATTTTCTTGAGCAATAAAACTTACTCTCTAATAATTTGTTGATGTCATTTTCCTCTTTCATATTCCTGAAGTTTGAACTCAACAAATTCTCTAATATATTCGGAAAGTAATTTGATGTACTTTCTTTTGTCATACTCTTCATAGACAACACATTCTCCATCTTCACAAGACATTATGATTACAAATTTCTTGACAGCAATTCCTGTCAATTCATAGAGCATACATGCATATGCTGCACACTGTACAAAGTAGTGCTCAATCCACTTCTTTGGTTTTGGTTTCTTTGAAGTTTTGAAGTCAATGATGGCTAGTTCACCATCATACTCAGCAATACAATCTACAGTTCCAGCAACACCAAGTTTTAGACTATAGAGTGATGATTCCAGAGCATGAATATTATTTATGAGATCAAGTTGTGGCTTGGATTGCTTGAACAAAAATTCAGAGAGTGGTTGGACTTCTGGAAGTGACTCATTCTTTAGATAGTATTCAACAAGAGTATGCATGTCAGTACCACGACTGGTAGCAGCCTTGGTGATCTTATTTGCTTCATCATTTCCAACTCTTGCACGCCACTGACGAAAGATCTCTCTATTGTAGTGACTGATGACAGAGGTGATAGATACTAACTTCTCACCATTGGGAGTATCATAGTATCTAACACCATCAATAGTCTGCCTATCAAGTTTTGGAATTTCAATATCTACATGTTGAAACATTACATACCCAGTTGCAATTTAGCCATGATGTACTCTTTGACAAGTCCACTTCTGCAGATATCCTCTGCACCAAATTCTATTGTATCAAAAGATGGCATATTTTGCAAGATTCTCATGAAGTCCATGATGCCAGTTCTTTCTGATGTCTTCACTAAGTCAGACTGAGTGGCATCACCACAGAACATAATCTTAGAATCCAAACCAATTCTGGTGATAATGGAATCCAGTTCATGGAAGTTCAAGTTCTGGAATTCATCAACAATGATGATTGCATTATCAAAGGTAGTACCACGAATGAATGAGGTACTCCAGAAACTAATTGTCCCTTGTGTTTTGAGATTTGCATACAGCATTTCAAATGCAGCATCATCAGGCATCTCAAACATGTACTTCACCATATTCTTATATGGGATCTGGTACAGAGATGACTTATCCTCATGGTCCCCAGGAAGGAATCCAATCTCTCTGGTAGCTACAAGAGACCTGACAAGGTAGATCTTCTCATAGGGTTTCTTGGGATCCAATACATCCAGAAGAGCATTGTAGAGGGTAATAAAGGTCTTACCAGTTCCAGCACATCCATATGCTACCAGGTTTTTATCCTTCTTATACTCCTCAAAGAATTTTTCCTGGTTATCTGTGAGTGGTTCAATCTTCTTGATGTAATCAAGATTGATTGGTTTCTTCCTCTTCATAACTCTATTACTCATACCAAAGGGAACTGGATTGGTACCGATACCTGCTTTTGCTTTTCTTGGCATACTTAATTAGAAAGGTTTTACTTTTGCACCAGGTGCTTTGGATGCTTTACGCAGCACATCATTCCATCCT